GCGGGCTTCGCTAATTACCACATCGGGCCCAAGTGGCGGAACGGTAGACGCAGCGGATTCAAAATCCGCCGCCTTTACGGGTGTGTGGGTTCGAATCCCACCTTGGGCACCATATTCCCGCGCAGTTACGTGCATTTATCGGCAAATATGCGCATTTATTGGGGATAACTTGGCCCCCATGCATCCCCATGCTTGCTATCCGCGTGCATTTTCACGCATTCATTCGCGCATCTTTTCCCCACGGCGCGATTCTTTTTCCCCATGGCCTCGATCACAAAGCACGGCAAAGGCTGGCGCGCGCAGATTGCCCGCAAGGGGGTGCGCAAGTCAAAGGTATTACCAACCCGCCAAGCCGCGAAAGATTGGGCCGCGCACGAGGAATACCAGATCGCCAGTAGCCGCAAGATCGCGGCGGCAATGTCGTTGGCCGATCTGCTGGACAGGTATGCGCGTGAGATTTCCCCGGCCAAGCGCGGACACCGCTGGGAGGCCATGCGGCTTGCCAAAATGGCGCGCGACCTCGGGCATCATCGGCTTGGTGATCTGGAGCCAAAGCATATCGCGGCATGGCGTGACCAGCGGGCGCAGTCCGTAGCGCCGGGATCGGTGCGGCGGGAAATGGGATTGCTTGGCGCGGTGTTCACGCAGGCGCGCGAGGAGTGGGGCCTGATGCGCGACAACCCCATGACGGGGGTGCGCAAGCCGCAAGAGCCTGCGCCGCGTGACAGGCTACCCACGGCGGCGGAAATCGAGGCTCTGGCACATGTGGCGGGGGATGATCTGTCAACGGCCACCGGGCGGGCGTTCCATGCATTCCGGTTTGCGTGCGAAACCGCAATGCGGGCCGGTGAGATATGCGGGCTGACATGGGCCAATGTCGATCTGGATAGGCGCGTGGCGCATCTGCCCCTGACCAAGAACGGGACCGCGCGCGACGTGCCTATGACCACGGCGGCGGTGGATCTGCTGCGGCCTCTCGTGGGGCGTGATCCGGTGTTCGGGTTATCGAGCGGTCAGCTTGACGCGCTGTTTCGCAAGATGAAGGCCAAGGCAATGATCAAGGGGCTGACGTTTCACGATTCCCGCGCCTATGCTCTGACCGCTCTGGCGCGCAAGGTGGACGTGCTGACGCTCGCCAAGATCAGCGGCCACCGGGATCTCCGAATTCTCAGCAACACCTATTATCGGGAAACGGCGGTCGATATTGCGAAGCGGCTGGATTAGTCAATAATCCCCATTGATCGCAGATCAAACAGCGAGTTTTCGGCGTTTTTATGATGCACGAAAATGCCGCCCGCCTCTTTCCACAAGTCGGCATAGTGCAAGCGGTCGTCAACCAGAACATCGCCGGGGTGGCAGTATTCGCGCTTATTCCGAGACATGCAGACGATCATCGGCACGCCCTTGAAATGCTCCCTTGCCCATTCCAGCTTTTGGGTCTCGGCCCATCCACCACGCGGGCATCCGGTCAGGATCACAGGGCGTAGGTGAGAAACGGCTGAAAAGAGCGTCATTGCGTCGGACATCAATGGCAGGTTGCGATAGAATTCCGGCGCTTCATTGCGTATGTCTCGCCAGAATATCTTTGATCCTTTGCGCTTCTCATAGTCCATAGGCGCGTGCCCGAATTGCGCCTCGAACGCGCTATCAAAATCGGCCAACACCCCGTCGCAATCCAAATATAGTCTCATACCTTCACCCTCTTTGCTTTCCCGGTCATGCCGTTCGTTTTCAGTTCCCCCAGGCGCACCTTGCGCCGGATCGTGTCTTGGCTCACGTCAAGCCGCTCTGCCGCCTCTGCGATTGTGAGCATGTCGCTCGGCGGGGCGATCAACTCACGCAGCGCCCGCACCTCACTGGCGAGGCTGGCAATGGTGGCGGTTGCTTGCTGTATCTGCGCCTCTATTGTCATGGGTCTCTCCGTTGTGCGGGCGGCGGGCATGGTTTATCTCTTTCCATGCAGAGAAAATGGAAGAGGCCGAAACAGCACCCAGATATGATACATGTCAGCCTGATCAACGACCTCATCGGCGGGCGGATAAACCTCAACTGCGGTTGCCTTCGGCCCCGCCAATTCATCCTTGATGCGCTGCATTTCCGGCCATGTGGGGCGGTCGCCTGAAAGGCTCGATACAGCAAGATGGATAGCTGATCCCACATCGCGAACCAGAACTGAAAAAACCCGGTTCTTGCGGACATGATCGACGTCGCCAAGCCAGCCCGGCGATTGATGGCGGTGCGGATTTTCAATGCGCTCCCACTCACCCCACTCTCCAGATCGCCGCAAGCGCCGCTCACGCTGTAGGATGGCTTTGCGCTCTTTTGCTGGAACACAGAAAAGCGGATTCCGTGTCTTGGTGAATGACAAATGTCTGTTGGCGGCGGGCATGGGTCAGTCCTTGATTTTGGTGCTCAGAATAAATTTTGCGCGGGTGCTATCTTTTCGAGCCATGTCTTTAAGCCTTTCCACCAGACTTTCGGCTTCCTCGTCATTCATGGCGTAGATCAGGCCAAAAGCCTTTTCTACAATGTTGCGCTTGTCTGCGCGGGATGGGTCGTATCGTTTCATCAGTCAGTCCTTTTTGACGATCTGCGGAACGCTGGTGTCGCCCTTGCGCTCCGGGCTGTGGTGTTCGTGCCACTTGGACACCCACCGTCTGCATCTTGAACACCAGCGATCATGCGGCTGCGTGTCCCGTATCCAGTGCTGCGGTAGGCCGTCCCAGCGGGGCATTGCCTCAACCCGCCTCCCCTGCATCCGCGATGGCGCGGAGGTGGTGCTCTTCCCCCGTTCTGGTCCTGATCCATCCTGATCCGTTGGGCATGCCAGTATCCCAATCGCAGGTGGGGCTCAGGTGGATCAAGCCATCGTTGCGCAGATCGCGCAGGATGGCTTTGGTCACGTCGAGGGGCAAGGCGAGCTCGCGGGCAATGGCCCGGCCAAAGCGCATCTCTTCGGCATGCAGCGCGGGCACCTCGGCCAGCACGGCCATGCGCAGGGCAGCGTAGTGGGTGGCGGCGGTCATGATCTTGCCCCGCCGACCGCGCGTGCTGGATCGTCTGAGCGGTACCGAAAATACTCGTTGGCGCTTTCTTCTGCGGCGCTTTCAATCAAATCCTCGACAGATCGCCCGAGTTCCGCCGCCGCTTTGTGAAGCCGCCTGTCTGCGTGCTCATCAATTGTGATCGTGTAGGTTCCCATCACACCATCCCCAACGCTTCTTTATACATCTCGAGCACCGCCTCTTCTTCGGCGATGTCATCCTTGTCGCGCTTGCGCAGGGCGATCACCTGGCGGATGATCTTGGTGTCGTAGCCGCGCCCCTTGGCCTCGGCCATGACCTCCTTTTGCTGATCGGCGATGTCCTTCTTTTCGGCGTCGAGGCGTTCCCAACGCTCGATGAACTGGCGCAGCTCGGCGGCGGTGACGCGATAGGCGTTGTTACGCACGTCCCGGTCGGCGGCGGTCTCTTTCATCTTTTGGGGTTCCTTGCCTCTTAAGGGCTCTTTGCCAACGCGCATGCGCATATTGTCCCCGAGGCGGATTATGGCGGGGTCTGCATCCTCAATCGGGACGATGATCGCCTTGATCGCTGCGGTCTGATCCTCTGCCGTGCGGATGCTCTCCCAAGCGGGCACCAGTGCGGCCCAATAGTCGTTGACCTCGGCCATGCGGGCGAAGCTGTCGCGCAGGGACGGGCATTCTGTCAGCAGCGTTTCGCAGCGGCCAAAGTCGGCGGCGTCCATCGGGTAATCGCCGCGCGGATCTCCGACGCCTGCTAGGTGGGCCGCAATGGCGCGCGATGATGCGCCGGTCGCAAACTTGGCGATGTGCTCGCCTGCCATGGCAAAGCCTGCTGGGCTGATCATCGTATCGTTCCTTTCCTGATCAATTGCAGGGCCGCTCTGGCGTCCTGCCGTTCGGTAGGGTCTGTGCCTTGCAACAGGACGCGCAGGCTGGCGTGTCTGATCGTGCGGGCGTCGTGGTGGGTGATATCGGCCAGCACCGCTCTGGAATCTGTGAGTGATGGCGCGGTGCTGGCCTGACCGCCGTTTGGGGTTGCGGCGGCGTGGGGGTGGTGGGTCATGCGGGATCAACCATCTGGTCGATGTTGCGGCGGTGAACGTCGAACGTCAGCGCGACCACCCATGGGTTTGCGTGCCATGCGTCGGGGCCGTGGAGGCTGTTCCATAAGCTGTGAAAGCTGGCGGTTGGCATCACGAGGCCGCCCGTCGAAAGTATGCTTTGACCGTTTGCGTAATTGCGCCAGATTGGCACACCTTCACGTTGGTCGATCTGATCTATCCCCTCGTCCACTGCGTCCGCCTCGCTGATCTCCTGCAATCGCTGCACGCGCACGTCTGTGACGGTAAGGGTCAGGCGGGAAGCCCAACGTGGCATAAAAAGAGGCGTGACATTCCCGGTTGCGGCAGCTTTCGGGATTTTCCAATCGCCAAAATCGGCATCGGATGACCAATTCCAGTGCTTTACGTCACCTGTGTGCGGATACAAAACCGCAACGTGCCAAGGGTCAGCGGCGCTGATAGATGGTCGCCAAGTTTCCTTCACCCAAAGCCGGTCGCCGGGGATGACATTAATCGGCAATAGATCACGATTGCCCGGCAGGCTTAGAAACACCGGGCCAAATGTCGCCAAGGCATCGTGCGCCGCCTTTTTTTTCATAATTCGCCGCGTCTGCGTCTTGCGCCCGTCGAGCAAGGCCCGGATCATCGGTGCGCTGAATAGAATTGGCTTGTCGCTCATGCTCTCGCCCTCCCGTGGTTGCTGTGGAATCTATGTTTGACCTCGGCAGCGATGCGGGCACACTTCGCTGCGGTTATGCAGTTGAAATGACCTAAGTGATTTCTCCGACCTGCAACCGTTATGCTCGCGCACCATTTGCGTTGGTTTTTGTGCCAATTTACGCCCATCTGGCCGCTCGAATTGTTGGATGGAAGCTGTCTGTTGTGATTGTTCTCACACGATGAAACCGCGCGCAGGTTCTCAATCCTGTTGTCTGCGCGATCTCCGTTTATGTGGTCGACCTGCTCGGTGGGCCACTCGCCATAGACAATTGCCCAAACGACGCGATGAGAGGCATAGTGCTTTGCGAAAATGTTTCCGCACTTATAGCCTCTGTCGTTCGGTGAATTGAGCGCCTCAGTGCCAGCAAACTTGCCGTTCCAAGACCGGCAACTGCGGTAGTTGCGAAAGAACCTTTGCGGCCTTTCGCGCCAGAACAGAAGACCAGTTTCTGGCTCATAACGCAGTATCTCACGCAGGATTTCCGGCGTTACCATATCGGTCCCTCTCTGTGGCTGCGGTTGTCCATTGGGTTGCGGCGGCGCGCATCATGCCTTTTTCCTCTTCGCTTCACGCGCCGCATGTTCAAGCTCTGCGGTAGCGAGGATCAGCGGTTTCAGTTCTGCCGGCGCATCTTCGTAGTTGCGGCCAAAGCGGCCATTGAGGCGGGGCAGGAGCGCACGGGGGACTGCGACCCAGTTCGTGGCTTCGGTGTTTGTCTTGTCCCCGTCTTTGCATTTCAGCGCCATGCCTTCGGGTAATGGGCCATTGGCTTCTTCCCAAAGGTATCGGTGCTTGTGCATGAAACGGGTTGAGTGGCCGGTGTAGGGGTTCGGAACCGGCACTTTCATCTCAATGTAGCCATCCTTACCGACGCGCTCTGAGTAGAGTGGCACGCGGTTCATGGGCTTCGATCCTTTGCGGAACCATCCCTTTTCGCTGCCGGGATATCGCACGCCCTTCTGACCTTTGTTGTGACTGGGTTCTCCCGGCACGAATTGCCCGGTGCGCCCTGTGAGCCAGCCTTTGCGCTTGCAGAGCGCTGTCAGGTTTGTTTGGCTGACGTCGCGGCGGCCGAATTCTGCGCAGAACGCTGCATGCAGATCGCGCCGTGCCATCGCGCGACGTGCCTCAATCCAAGCCAATTCGCCCTGGCTATAGGTGATCTGCCGCCCCTTCATTCGCCCTTGTCCTCGATCACCTTTGGCGCGGTATTGCCTATCTGCGGGAGCATGGGCAAAACACCTGCGCCGTGCTGGGCAAAGAGTTTTGCCGCGTCGAGGCTCAGGCGGTGGCCGCTGACGATCTGATCGGCAAGGTTCACAATGGCCTCTGCGCGCTTGGCTTCGCGCTCTATGTCCTCGGCGGTGGCATCATCGTCATTCAGGCGCTCAAGAGCCATGAACAGGTGGTCATTGAGGTCTGTCATCTTGTTCTTTGTCATGCCTCAGTCTCCGATCTTGCCCATCATCACCAGAGCGATGCAGGCTATGAGGGTGCAGGCTGCGGCGATGTGCAGCCAGATGCCGGTGAGTTTCGGCTTGGGGCGGGTCATGCGAACACCAGCACGGCAAACATGGTTGCCAGTGTCGTGCCGATCGCCGCGAAAAACAGGATTGGTATGCGGCGCGTCGGCTTGTGTTTGCGGATCCGGTGTCCCCATGAGGCGTGGTGGTTCATCTCAGCACCTCCCTCGGCAGTTTTCAAACCCCGGCCCAGTGTAGGGCGCAGGCGTGGCGGGCAGGGTCATCACCCCGATAGCGGCCACGATCACGATGGCGGCGAATACGATCACCCACGCGGTCAAGCCGGGGGATGGGGCGTCGTCTGCCGGGTGTATTTCCCCGGCGATCAGCCTCGCGTAGTGTTCGGGGCTGTGTTTGCGATCCATGCCGCAGAGGGCGCGCACATCGTCGGCCTGCGCGGCGGCGACAATGCGGGGGTCAGGAGGTGAGGGTGTCATGTCGATGCTCCTATTTCGGCCAAACCGGGGTGTCGTCAAAACGCCGGTAGGGGATTTTGCGTTTCGTGGTTTTCAGCCCGAGATGCTTTGCCCGGACGCGGGCGACCTTGGCCTTCTCGGCAACATCGGCGCGGGTTTTCACGCCATGACAGGGGCGGCGCAGGGCGCGTAAGTTGGTCTCGCGGTTTTCCCCGCCATTGATCAGCGCGGTGGTGTGATCGAACTCGATAGGCTCGCCCGCCGCGCCCAGCTTCACGCCGCAGCCGCAAGCGCAGATGCCGTCCTGCGCCAGCACGATCCGGGCCTTGACGCGAGGCGGGGCCGGGGTCTCGTCGGTCTTGCCTATCCACTCTGGTGTGGCGCGGGTCATGCCTCTGCCCTTTCCATCTTGGCCCGGTAGCGTGCCGCGTCCTGCGAAAGGCGCGGGTCAGGAATGGTCAACTCAAGGCCCATTTCCAGAAAGTGGCGGTGCATGTGGTCAAGAAAGCGGACCTTCTGCGATGCCGTCATGAGGCGCGTGACAGGGAAATCTAGTGGCTCCATCATGCAATCCAGCTTGTTCTCGTAGGGCATGGGTCTGATAATGCGGTCGTACTTTTCCCTAAAATCGTCATTCTCGGCGCGCAGGATCGGCACACCCATTGTCAGCTTGCACTCGCCCCGGACAGTCTCTGCGGTGCGGTCGCCAAGCTGCTCGGCGATCTCATTGCACCACATGCGCTGCAAACGGTTCTGCTCATGCGTGCGGTGCTTGCCGTTCTGGTAGGTCACGGTGAGCGGTAGCTTGCGCCCATCCATGACCTTGAACAGATCGGCCAAGTCGCGCTTGGTTCTGACGATCCGGGTGGGCATTAATAGGCCTCTCGTTCCGTCCAGACGCGCAGACCATCGGCGTTGGCAACGACCTTGTGTTCCTTGCGCGCGTATTCATCGAGGAAGGCCGTGATCGCGTCCCGGTCATTCTTTGCAATCCAATGCAGCAACGCCCGATGATCGGTGATCTCGTACTTGGTCACGGTGCGCATGCCCTTGACCTGATCCTTGCGGGCAGCCTGTGCGGCTTTCTCCGCGTCGATAACGGCTTGGCGGCTGGCCTCAAGTTCGCGCTGTGCCTCCAGGTCGGTTGCGGCAGCAGCGGTGGCTTTGGCCTCGGCCTCGCGGCGGGCCTTCTCAACGGCTTCCCATGCGGCACGCTCGGCGGCGCGCTTTTCCTCGGCGAGACGCTTCTTGAACGCATCGACCGTAGCGACAAGGCAGCCCTCGATCCGCTTGGCGTCCTCGATGGTGGGCTTCCAGCGGTCCAACTCGGCCTGATACACGGCGCGCAGGGGCGCGGTGGCGTCCTTCTGGCCTTTTTCCAGATCCAGCCGCCACTGGCGCATGGACTTGCGCAGCGCGTCAACCGCGTTCATCTGCGGTTCGCTCTCGATGGGCGATCCGTCGAGCCAGTTTTCCGACTCCTCGCGCTCAGCCTCATAGGCGGCGGTGATGGTGTCGATCGGGTCCGGGGGATTGTTATGGCCAAGGCCGGGGGTCAGGTCGTTCATGGGGTTTCTCCTCAGTACGGAATCTTGTCGCCGCCAAGATCGGCGTTGGCGGGGTCTTTAGGTGCCACGGAGGCAAACTTGGCCTTGACCTCTTCGCGCATGTCGTCTGGCAGACTGGCGCGGAAATCCTTGGTCTTGTTCCAAAGATCCGTGAGCGCGAGCTTGTCGCCCTTGGCGCGGTGAATGTCGGCCAAGAGGCGGTCAGCCATTTGTCGGGGAGTGGGAGCGTCGTTCTGCGCCGGGCGTTGCTCTTGGCGAGGGGCGGGATCGTCGCGGCGGGGCGTTGCCGCCTGCGCGTCGTCGTCAACCTCTGCGGACAGGCCAAGAGCGGCCTTGAGCGTGTAGCGCTGCAAATAGGTCACGGCGCTGCCCACGGCCTGAAATCCGTTCTTGCTGCCGGACTGGTCAGGCGCACCTGTCAGCGTGGTTTCTTCGGCGTGCCCGTCGCTGTGCTGCACGATGCAGGTGACGCGCACCCCGCCGTTGCCTTGATCGGTGCGAAAGCGGTAGGAAATGCCATAGCGCGCCAAGATCGGGTCGATAGCCTTGGCAATGCCCGCCAGAGTCTCATGCTGGTAATGGGTGCGGCCCTTCTGGCTGGTGAAATCAACCGTGGCGTCCTTGATGATCGGCGGGATTTCGGCGCGAGCCTGAGACAGTGCGCGGGCAAAGGAAATGCGGGCGCGCTGTTCGTCCATGCGCTCTTTCATGGCAAGCATGCGCTCCAGCTTGTCCAGATCGGCATCGGGATTGAGCACAAGGCGCTCGATCATCGACACCATCGGATCGGCAGGCGCGTGGTGCGCCAGCTCGCCGTGTTCAATCTTGGTAACTTCGGTCATGTCAGTCCCCCCGCTTTCCAAGCCAGTCGTATGTATTGAGGCCGGGTTGCGCGCTGCGGTCAGTCGGTGAAGCCTCGGGCGGCAGGCGGTACTCGCCGCTGAGGTACGCATCCCACTGGCCGGGTGGGACTCGGGCAGCGTTGGCGTTGTCTTCGCGCAGGCTCACGATGCCACCTGAACAGCCGGAGCACTGGCGTCGACCATCTTGTCGGTCTCGAACGCCAAGTCGCGGAGGCGGTGATAAAGGGTCGCATCACCCGCCGCCGATGCAGAGCGGGTTGCCACATAGGCAGCGGCGTTCAGCGCCTTGAGGGATTTGTGAAGGTCGGTCATGTCGGTCTCCCTATTTGCGGTCCGCGATCTGCCTGAGCGTCTTCGGCGGTATGGGAGAACGTTAGTACACAAAAGATGTACCGTCAAGAAAGAAAGTACATGTAAAATGAACGTGCGTTATATTCGAGCGCGACTCACTCTGCTATACTCACCCCATCAGCAATGTGCTGACGGCATGAAAAAGCCCCGCTCGATGGCGGGGCAGGAGGTGTTGAGAATGGATGAGAAAGAACAGGCCGCGCCGGGTTTGGTCGCGGCGGACCTTACGGGAGGCGCGATTGCGCCCTTTTCCGAAGCTCAGATGCAATGGCTTGAAGTGCGTCTGCAAACGCTTCGTCAGCAATTTGTTCAAGACGCTGTAAAGGAGGTGTATCGACGGGCGCGGGAAGTTTCATTTTAAGCTCAAGGCAGCTTGTATCGCCCATCGTTTCCGCCTCGATCTGCATGTCAAAGTTGGCGTCGAGGCGGAGAACATAGTGAGCCGGTGTTTCAAGGCGGGCGTTTGCGGGGACACGCTCGATTTGGGGTTGGCGCATGCTGAGCAATCGAAAAGTGTCGTTCTGATCAGGCATTGGTAACTCCTTTATGTTTGCGGCTGCGTTCATACCCTACCGCCCTTCCAGATCGCCTTGGTCAGTTCTGTTCGACTGAATACTTGATGTTCAATTCGCTGGGCGCGGGTACGCGCTCAAGGATTTGAAGCGCATAGCCCTGAAAGTAGGTGAACCCCGAAACGAGCAGATTGCCGTCGCCGTCATAGAGGCGATAATCCATGCGGCCCTTGGGGCAGGTCATGGACCCCGACACTTTCAACCCTGACCCGTAGTCGGAATAAGTGAAATCTTCCATCTTGCACGAGCTTCCCGCGCCTTGGGCAACAGCGTCGTAGCATTTCAGCCGCAATTGTTCGTCGCCGATCTCGGCGCAGCTCGCCGAGGCTTGGCCTGCCCCGAAAAGGACCAAGCAGAATAGAGTTGCCCTGAATTGCATTAGTCTCACCCTTTCTTTCTCATGCGCTCAATCAGTTATCTCGTTATCCACAGCGAGCACCGACCGAAACTGTTGACGCGCATCCATCTCGCTGCGTAAGTTTTAGAACAAATACAGAACAATTGGGGGTGGTTAGATGTTTTCATCAATAATGTATTGGTCCTGCTCTCGACTTCGGCGCATCGGTGTAAACCTCAATTACTTACTTGATCCGATTCACTCTCTAAGGCTGATAATGCGTCAAAAAGGCGGTCCTGAACGTCACCAGGTAGCTGAGCAAAATCACCATGAATCATAAAATTCAGATCAATTCTGAACTCGCGATGCAGAAAGATCAAAACTGACCGCGTAGGATAGGCCAAGCCTTTTTCGGAATTGCTTATAGCTGCCTTTTTAACGCCGCCCGCCTCTCCAAGAGCCTCTTGGCTCAAGCCGCTAACCGATCGAGCGGCACGCAACCTAATTGCCGATGCGCCTTTGCTGGCGTCACCGGTCCGAGCTAGCCGTCTTTTATCCTCGTGATCCATGTGCAGAGTTTGCCCTAGGGTACACGGAAAGTGAACGTATCTATTTTTTGATGCTTGCGGGTACATGAAATATGTACTACGTTTTAGCTATGAGAAACATTTCAGACATATGTGACACCCTCGGGCGCAAGAACATGATTGAGGCTTTGCGAGTGAGCAAGGCCGCGATTGGAAACGCTGTGTCTGACGGAAAGTTTCCCGCCAGATGGTACGCGGTCATTTCCTCGATGTGTGCTGATGCAGGGATCGAGTGCCCTGAAAGCCTGTTTGGATTCATTCCGGCCCCAAGCACGTCTGACGAGATCGAGGCCAATTGCGCTTCGACCGAAAGAGGCGCTGCGTGATGCCGTGTTCTGTCCCATATCGGCACGCTGCGCCAGATCGGCCTTTCCTCCAAGGAAACGAGGTTGCCAATGGCTGACCTGCGCCGCCTGCTCAATTCCCAAATGTCAGCGCTGATCGACGGTCAGTATGGCTGTCTCGACGCCGCGGCGGAAACCATCAACGCCCGCACCGGTCAGAGCGTCAGCAAGGGCACGCTGTCCAAGCGGCTCTCTGGCCTTCACGGCTGGCCGGTGGATGACGTGATCGCGCTGGAGGATGCCAGCGGGCGCCACCCCGTCACGCGGCTCATGGCGCGGCGGCTCAACCCAGACGCCGCCACGGCGCGGGGGTCCATGCTTCTCCATGCCGGCGCGATTTCAAAAGAGGCAGGGGAAGCGGTCAACGCCATTCTCGCGGCTCAGCAGTCGCAGGCCGACCGGGACACGGCACAGGCCATCACCGAAATTGACGAGGCCATAGAGGCGCTGCGCCGGGCGCGGTCAGCGCTGGAGGTGGGTAAGTGACTGGCAGCCCCGCAAAATGGTCTGATTTCCTCGTAAGGGAAAAGGCAGTGAAGTCTCAAATGCGTCGATTGTGGCTCCAATCCTTGGCTGACAGATTTTCAACTCAGAGCGGCATGGCAGGCGCTGCGGGAATTTCCCGTTGTGAGTTGCGCCGTATCGCGGACGGGTGCGGCTTTAAATTGCCCATCGGCGTCCGAGGGTCTGGTCGGGTTTCGCCAGAGGCGATGCGCAGGCTCTCATCCAAGGGCATGACACTTGCTGAGGCCGCAGAAGCCTTATCCTGCAATCGCACTTACCTCTCACACAAGGCGAAGAAGGAAGGGATCGTTTTTACCCCAGCCAAAAAACGGGGGCGACCTCCGGAGCGGCCAGCCTGCACCTCTAAGCCTGAACCAAAGGCTCTCACAATGTATGAGGTGGCGAGAGCAGAGAACGCCCGCGCCCGCGCATCATGGGGGCTGGGCGCATGAATTACCACGTGCATGAATGGGCGGTCCAGCGCGAGACTGTCCACCTCCCTGACGCGAAAGCGTTGAAAGCAAAATCCGGCCTGACTGGTGGCACGTGTGGGGACGCTTCCCTGATCATAGACACCAAAGGCCGGGACGCGGGGATGGCCCACCAGACGGGCCGACATTCTAAACCGCTTTCTGAGCGGTGCTGTCTGGAGTTTGTCCGTCCATCCCGCGCGGATGGCGGCTGCCACCCGGAAGGGCGCAGGGCAGACAGCATCGCTCCGAGCGCGGCGCTCAGTAGTGCAGTGAAGGCCGCAGCGCCGACTGCTACCGCCCTACCGCTGGCGATGCAATTGCCCGCGCTCGACCTTCACAGGAGGGCGGCATGACCGGCTCCATAACGCGCGACGGCGATTACGCCGTGATCCGCATCCCCATGGACGAGGTTCACGCCCTGCGCGTGGCCCTGCATCCAGTGCCAGCGGGCGCGACGACATCAACAACAACGCAAAGCATTCGGGACCGGCTGGACAAAGCCTTGGCCCGCTTGGAATCACAGGGAGGCCGATAGGTGGCTGGTGTCAACAAGGTAATCATTCTCGGCAATCTGGGCCGCGACCCCGAGGTCCGGACCTTTCAGAACGGCGGCAAGGTCTGCAACCTTCGCATCGCCACGTCTGAGACATGGAAAGACAAAAACACGGGTGAACGCCGCGAGCGGACGGAATGGCACGCCGTGGCCGTCTTCTCCGAAGGTCTGGTGCGCGTGGCCGAGCAGTATCTGCGCAAAGGCTCCAAGGTCTATATCGAGGGCAAGCTGCAAACCCGCAAATGGCAGGATCAGTCGGGACAGGACAAATACAGCACAGAGATCGTGCTCCAAGGCTTTGACGCGTCTCTGGTGATGCTGGACGGGGCCAAGGGCAACTCAGGCAGCGGTTCAGACAATGGAGGGGGGCAGGGTGGCTATGACCAGTCGCCGGGGCCGGATCAAGGATCATATGGCGGCGGCGGACGCCCATCCAGCCGCGACATGGACGATGAGATTCCGTTCGCTCCGGAATGGAGGATGTGATGGGGCCCGAGTTTTTCATACGCCTTGGCTGGCCAGCGAAAGCGCTTTGGCCGAACAACCGCACAGACCGGCGCTCAGCAACTGCAAGCCGACAAGCTGCGAAGCTCGAGGGCTTTGCGGAGGCCCGGAGGGTTCGCGCAGCCATTCCCGCAGATGCTCATTTGGTCATCGAATTTTTCCCGCCAACAGAAGGTCGTCGTGACCTCGACAATCTCTTGGCCTCGATCAAGGCGCATCTGGACGGGATTGCCCAAGCGGCGGGCGTCGATGACGCGGGCTGGTCTTTCACTCTGCGAAAAGGCCCGGTCGTGAAGAATGGCGCGGTCGTTGTGCATGCGACGCAGGCCGACAAGTGGAAGGCCATCGGGGATTTGGCTCGGGAAATGGTCAAGGGGCAGGTCGCATGAGTAAACTCGGACATAACGAGCGGTCATACCGTCTGGACGTGCTGGCGGAGGAAGTCCGCAAGGGGCGGCAAAATGTCGAAAAGGGCGAGGAATTCACCATCGGTGGATGGCTTGCGATAGGGCACGCAATGAACGAAGCGCGCGCGCTTTTCCCCGGTGATCGAGAGTTCGGGCAGTGGATGTGCTCCGCCAAGTTGGCGGAGGGGATGCACGATCATGACCGCGCCGCCGCCATGTGGGCAGCCGCCAACGCGGATCAATTCGAGGAGGCCCGGCAGCGCGGCAACCCGCGCACGATCCGGGGTATTCATTCCAAGTGGAAAGAGATCGAGGCCGAACGCGAGGCGGAGCGGTTCGCCGAAGAACAGCGGCAGGCGGCAGAGGAACGCAAGGCTGCACAGGTCGAAGAAATCCCGAGCGAAAGAACCAATCGCGAAGATGGCGCTATTGGGCGCGAAGGCTACGCGCCGGACGGTTCGAGTAGGCTATCAGCCGGGCGGACGGCTGACCCTAGCGATACGGGGGAAACGGTCGAAGAGGGTGATAAGCCCGCAGCCTGTGAAGGCCCGGCACCTGAACAAGAGGCCGCGCCCGATCCGCACGCCAAGCTGCGCCGCGAATTCCGGTCTCTCACACCAGAGGCTCAAGAGGATGATTGGATAGGGCTGCGCTCTGACGTCGATGATCTGCGCAAGCGGACGAAATCTCAGACCAGTCTCATTGCAGACCTCAAGCGGGAATTGAAGGAACTCACTGGCGACGACAAGACCGAGGTCATCCGTCGCCTGCAAGCCGCAGTGAAAAACGAGGCCAACGCCAAGTGGAAGGCGCTCGAGGATCGGGACGCTTATCACCGTCAGGTCCACGCCCTGAAAAAGCGGGTCGATGAACTGGAAAAGATCGGGGTGGCCTACTGATGTCCATCCTCGCCAGAATCCGGGCCCATGGTGGCGATGTGATCCGCGACGAGTGGCGCATGTCTCTGCGCCCCGGCCGCCTGTCACCGGACGCGCTGGCGTGGCTGAAAAAGCCTGAGGTTCGCGCGGCGGTGCATGAGGAGGTTTTCCCCCAAGTCGGCGACTGGTCGGAACGCGCCGCCCTCCGCGAATTTGATGGCGGGCAGGACCGGGCAACCGCAGAGCGCGAGGCTTACAGGGAGGTCACGGCAAGATGCTGAATTTCACCCCACCGAAAGAAATCCAGTTGCGCGACTATCAGGCCGAGGCAATCGAGGGCCTGCGCAACGGCGTGCGCGCCGGGAAAAAGAAGCAAATTCTTTGCGCCGGCACTGGGGCGGGCAAGACCGTTATGGCGGCAAGCCTGTTGAAAGAGGCGAACCGCAAAGGCAGCTACGCGCTATTTCTTGTCGATCGTGTGGCACTGGTGAACCAGACCAGCGAAACCATGGACAATTACGGCATCCCGCATGGCGTAGTGCAAGGGATCAACGACCGATACATGCCGCGCGAAAATGTGCAGGTTTGCAGCATCCAGACCCTTGCGCGCAGGTCATTGCCACGCCGCCCTGATCTGATCGTCTATGACGAATGTCATGCGCAATATCGCTCGACGCTGGACTATATCCGCAGCAATCCCGACGCGGTGGTTGTGGGGCTCACGGCAACGCCTTTCACGAAGGGCATGGGCGAATTTTGGGAAGGCGTGGTGAACGTCATCCCGACGCGCCAGCTGATCAATGGCGGGCACCTGATTGAGCCGAAAATCTACGTGGCCAAGTCCCCGCAGGACGCGGAACTCGGGCTGAACAGCTACGGGGAATTTTCCGACGCAAGCGCCACAACGGCGGGCATTCAGATCATTGGCGATGTTGTGGCCGAATGGGTGGACAAGACGCAGCAGCATTTTGGCGGGCCGGTCAAGACAATCGTTTTCAGCCCCACGGTGGAGCATGGGCGCGAACTCTGCGCGGCGTTTGCCTCCGCCGGGTTTAATTTCCAGCAGGTATCATACCTGGACAAGAGCGACGAGGAACGCGCCGCCAAGATCGAAGAGTTCCGCCGTGCCGACAGCGCCATTCATGGGCTGGTCTCATGCGGTGTTCTCACAAAAGGGTTCGACGTTCCCGATGTTAAATGCGGCATATCTTGCAAGCCCTACCGCAAGAGCCTGTCCAGTCACATGCAGGAGATCGGGCGCGTAATGCGCATCCACCCTGACAAGGATATGGCTCTTTGGCTCGATCACAGCGGCAATATCGAGCGGTTCGCGCTGGATATGTTCGACGTCTGGGAAAACGGCGCCGGTGAACTGGACGCATCCACCAAGCAGGACAGCAAGGCCCGCGAGCGCAACGAACAGGTTCGCGAAAAGGTCGTTTGCCCGGAGTGCAGCGGGGGCATGCGCGGGCCGACATGCACCGCCTGCGGATGGGAGCGCGCTGCACGATCAGGAATCCATGCGGTCGAAGGCGAGATGCATGAATTCAGCATGCCGGACGCAATGCAACCGCGCGCCGGTCTGAGGGCTGAGGTTCTCAAGGAGCCACGCAAGGTATGGGAGGGCTGTCTGGCCTTCACCATGGAACGCAGCCGCAAGGGCGAGGAACACGCCCGCAAGTGGGCCTATGGCATCTGGCGCGGCGTGTATCCAAGCGCCAAGCTGCCCTTTGGTTGGTTCGACGCACCGCGTCCCGTGGCTCCAGATATGGCGGCTTATGCGCTCGCACAGCGTGAGACAGAGCGTTTCCGCAAGAACAACAATCGGGGGGCGGCATGACGGTTCAGCGCCCCATATCCTCGCCGGTCAGCGCGCAGGATGCCGCCACATGGGCTGCGTGCCAGCGGGCACTGATGGCTGCTGTCGCGGCGGCTGAGCGAATGCCCGAAGGCCAGAGGATGCTTGGCGAGGCGCTGTGCGGGATGCTCGAGACCGTGGGGGCTGGTTCGCCCCCCTTGGACGGGTTCGCAGGCGTCCGCGACGATGCACGGTTCTGGGCTGACATCGCCACGCCGGTTGAATTGGAGGCCTACGTGGGGGCAGGGCTGCGCCGGATCGAGCGTGCCACCTTCGCGGAGCAGGCGCGCAAGCGGATATTCATGGCCCTCTGGCGCAGCTTCACGGCGCGGCAACAGGCCGATTTCATCAAGGCCATGACGGCCAAGGAGGGTTGAGAAATGGGCGACCCCGCGCGCCAGAGCAACGCGGGGCCATGCTGGAAGGTGGGTTGTGACAGACCGTGGCACCAGCAGGGAAAGCCTACCATGGGGCGGGATCGAAGGCAAAGCGCAGTCCGAAAGACCGAAGCGTGATCCCCGGCACAGTTGCAGAAGTGCCGAAAAGTAGCGGTCAACGATTTGGGGCAGGCAGCGGCCACCAGATCGACCAAAGCGGCGGCTTGGCAGTGTCAGGCAAGATCGCGAGGGTATCGGGACAAGCCGGGCAGAAATGCCGGGGCTTGTCGTCCTATACCTTCAACCCCA